AGATATCCAAAGACTCCTAAGTGGACGTATTCAGATGTTCCTTCAGCTACTGGGGAACCATTGTTTGACTCAACTCAACCAGACTATCAAGACTTTGAGTTACCAGAAGTGGATGAACATATTCTAGTTCAAAAGATATTGCAATACGCAGGTATGTCAATCAGAGAAATTCAGATGACTGATATCTCTGCTAAATTAGAAGATAGAGAAACTAACCTAGAAAGATAAGATTATTAACTATGGCAGCTAAGAAAAAAACATCAGGTAAGAAGAAAGACTCAAGATTAACTAGAGCTGGAGTATCTGGTTACAATAAACCTAAGAGAACTCCTAGTCATCCAAAAAAGTCACATATTGTTGTAGCTAAAGTAGGTGATAAGGTTAAAACTATACGTTTTGGAGAACAAGGTGCAAAAACTGCTGGTAAACCTAAAGCAGGTGAGAGTGATAAAATGAAAAAGAAAAGAGCATCATTTAAAGCTAGACATGCTAAAAATATTGAAAAAGGTAAAATGTCTGCAGCTTATTGGGCAAATAAAGTAAAATGGTAATATGGAAGCTAAAAAGAAAACAGTAAAAAAGCAAACCTAAAACTAAATGCTTCTCTTGAGGAGAAGTATAGTAAAAACATAACCGTAAAATCCACAACAGGAGAAATCATTAAGAAAGAAGAAGATGGCTTATATATCAGCTTACGCATATTACGAAAATAGTGGTGCGGCACCAGAGGACGCAAATTGGGGATCATATCAATATGTATCCTTAACAGACATTGTAAATAACTTCCAGTTAATGTACGCTGGAAACCATTCATTAATAAACAACGAACCTAGATACAAGATCCTGTTCCATGCGAAGAGAGCTATACAGGAATTAAACTACGATGCATTCAAGGAAATTAAGATACTTGAGCTAGACGTGTGTGACCAACTCAGGTTTGTACTTCCACCAGACTATGTGAACTGGGTAAGGATATCTCTTTACAAAGACGGGCTGTTAAGACCATTGACTGAAAATATCCAAACTAACTACAGTGACGCATACCTTCAGGATAATGACTGCAAGATATTGTTTGACGAGGATGGGAATGTATTAAAGCCTGAGTACTCTCAAATAGATTTTGACAGAATTACTGGTCAGAAGAAAAGTATTTACCTGAATGAGAATTCTATTTTTAATGAACATGAAGGGTATTGCCTAGATGGAAGGTGGTACTTCGATTACGCAGTAGGCGAGAGGTATGGTCTAAACACGGAAACAGCAAACTTCAATCCGACATTCAAGATAGATAACAAGTCAGGAGTTATTAACTTCAGTTCAGGAATGGACGGTGAGAAGTGTATATTGGAATATGTTAGCGATGGTATGGAGAATGGAGATGAATCTCTTATATCTGTAAATAAGTTATTTGAGAGATACGTGTACGCATACATAAACTACGAGCTGCTTGATCAGAAGACAGGGGTTCAAGAATACATAGTTGGTAGAGCTAGAAAGAAATCTACAGCTTTACTTAGAAATGCGAAGATAAGAATGAGCAACTTACATCCGGGACGACTACTCATGAATATGAGAGGTATGGATAAACACATCAAGTAATGAAGATAAAAAGAAATTTCATTAAGGGTCGAATGAATACAATGTTCGACGAAAGACTTATACCTAATGGTGAGTATGTAAGCGCAATGAATATAAGGGTTAGCTCCACTGAAGAAAGTGAAATGGGGGCTATCGAAAATGCAAAAGGTAATGAGCAGATAACAACCCTAGGGTATAGAGATGACGATCTTTCTGCTGATGCTGTTTGTATCGGTTCAGTGGCAGACTCAGCTAGAGACACTATTTATTGGTGTGTTCACGACCCTAGTAACCCGACTGTTCTTAGCGGTGTGCTAGACATGATTGTATCTTACAATGTGGTCTCTGGGACGTTGATATATCACGTAATAAGTTCAACTCATCCATCCGGTACAGGAACTGTGTTGAATTTCAGTGAGGAGTACAGGGTGAATGCGATGGATATAATTGAGGATTACTTGATTATAAATGACGATAATAACCCACCAAGAATATTTAACACGAAAAGGTTTTATAACGAACCTTCAACTGAAGACATAAACCTGATAGTAAAACCACCAAGTTCAGCTCCAACTGTTACGCCAATCAAACAGACTGGACAAGAAACTTACATGGACACTAGGTTTATTTCATTTGCTTATAGGTATAAGTACGTGGACGGCCAGTATTCTGCGTTGTCTCAATTTTCTCCGATAGCATTCTCTCCAAACACATTTGATTTAGATTACAGCACAATGGAGAACAAGGGCATGAGTAATGCGTTTAACTCTGCGATCATAGATCTCGATACCTCGTCTAGTAATGTTGTAGGTATCGATTTGGTATTTAAGTTTTCAAACTCAAGCATACTAAACATTGTAGAAAAATATGACAAAGCTGATTTAGGCTGGTCAGACAATTCAACGGTATCAGTAACTTTTGTAAACAAGAAAGTATACACAACACTTCCTGAAGAAGAACTGTACAGACTATTCGATAACGTGCCTCACAAAGCTCAAGCTCAAACTATAATGGGTAATAGGTTAGTTATGGGTAACTATACTGATGGATATGATGTGGTTGATGAGAATGGCGACTCTACTCGTTTGATTTATACTGCTGAATTAATATCAGATAATATTGAGTACGAAACATTACCTACAACAAAAACCTCAACCAACTATACCATAAGTACTCCTACAACTATAAATAACTCTAAATTAGTTATAGACTTCTCAAGTGTAGCATCTGATTTAAACGAAGGTTCACGTTTAGTTATAAAGATGAAGTTAAACCCAATACGTATAAGTCTTGGTATATTATACATAAATAATGAGGATCCTATAGAGATAGAGCAATCACTCATATTAAATAATAGCTATGCCACTGTAGCGGATCTTGCTGCAAGCAGTGAATTCTTAGAATTTGTAGGAACAACAAGCTTTACACCTATAGACGATTGTGGAACAGTAGATGCAGGGAGTTCTTTAACTGACTTATTTAATTGTGGATCTAAGATACCAGTTTTACCTCCAGAACAGTACACAAAAGCATCAAGTGGTATAACAGCAGATGATCAAGGCATATCTGTGTCAACATCCGGAGATTCAATAACACTAGGTATTGTAGCTATGAAGTTTGAGAGAACTTGGCTTCCGGGAACGTTTGAATACGGATATTATAATGTTTCAGGTAGTAATGTTCAATTTTACAAGACAGACGTAGGTAAAAGCCTTCATAGTAACAGGAGTTATGAAACTTCTATCATATATATGGATGACTACAATAGATCTACAACTTCATTAGTTAGTTCTGAGAATAGTGTCTTTGTTGACTTTAATAAATCAATAAGCAGAAACTCTATACGTATCAATATACCTGTCAATCAAAACCCACCGATATGGGCTACTAAATACAAGTTTGCTGTTAGACCTTCTGAGATCGATTATGAAACGATATACTCTAGTATATTTTTTAATGATGAAAATGGTGGTGGGACATACTTTAAATTGGAGGGGGATAATAAAAATAAATGCTCAGAAGGAGATAAGCTTAGGTTGAAGAAGGGGTTAGATGGAGCTGTACTGAATAATATAGAAACGGTAGTAAGCGAAATAAAAGCTCAACCTAGAGATTTTCTAGGAGGTTCTTCAGGTATCGAAGAGCCATCAGGATTATATATGAAAGTCAACTCTGATGATTTCTCGACTCTTTATTCAAAAAATTATTATAAATCCTCTAAATTAATACAAGGTGGCTACGGGATAGATTATGATGTATTCGAAAATCCTAATCCAAGCTACAACCCATCCGAACCTATATCACCATCAAACACCAACTTTACACCTTGGGTTATATCAAAGGGTAGTATCGTTGAAATAAGAATAGAGTTGAGCGGATCAGATGATGATGGGAATATACAGTCTTATACATACAACAAATCAAATGTTTCTAAGGGAGACTATGATAATTTATATGATTATGTAGAAGGTGAAAATATAGACCTAACATCAGGAGAGTCATCAACAGACGGGGGTTCTACACTTCCTGTAAATTATTATGATGAACTATACGACCAAATATCAGGGACTGGAACAAACTATTTAATAGCACCAGATGATGATACATTTAGGATACAATTTTTATGGTGGGATCCAAACTTAGCTTCACCTTTGGAACCTTTCGCTGGAATAATGAGATTAGGTGTAAGAGCTTCGCTACTCGGAACTTTAGTTGAACCTAAAACAGTTATTCAAGTCAAAGTTATAAACGGAGGTAATACTTTCGTGTTTGAAACGATTCCAACTGAAGCCGACAACGATATATTCTACGAGGGTAGCCAAACATTTAACATCACAGCAGGAAGACATGAGGGGAATGTGCAAAACCAAACGACATCACTTCCAGCTA